TATCTTGGTGCCGGGGTAGAGTGCCTCGACCAGTTTCTTCTTGAGCCTGAACACCTGAGTGATCACGCCCTTGGTGTCTTCGACCACATACTCACCATCGCGCTTGTATCGGAAGTCTGCTATGTACGAGCAGATTTTCTGATCCTCGCCGTTGACGGTGACTACGCAGGGAAAATCTACCTGCACTTCAAGATCGGATAGCTCGCCAGCCTGCTCTAGTTGCTTGAGTATCTTGTATCTGGCTGCTTCAAGCTTGGAATCGAACACGATGCCATCGTATTCAGTCTTCTTTGCAAAGTATTTGGACTTTGTCCGCTTTCTTTTTGGAATCAAACTAATCGATGCCTAGGAGTTTGTTCAACTCTATCTGTCTTAACGCATCAACGCCACGATCAAATAACGACATAGGCGGCGTGCTAGGCTGTGTAGGCGCGATTGAAGGCGCAGGCTGTGGTTGTGTAGGGGGTGGAGCAACAGGCGCTTGTGCGGCCTGTGCTTCGGCTGCAGCTTGTGGTCTGAATCGACTGCCTTGGAACTGGCCGAAAGCCTCTCCTAGTGCGCCGAAGTCTATTGGGTTCGCAAGCTTGTCTTCATTTCCTTGCATGGCAATGGATATAGTCTCCGCGCTAGGAAAGAATGCGTTGAATCTGCCTGCCATGAGGAAGTTTAAGTTTGGTGTCTTTGCATCTCTCAATGGTTTTACAATTTCAGCAGTAGAAAGACCAAGAGTCTTTGCGTCTTCAATCGCCATGTTGAGATCGCGCAACGCTTTGAATCTCTGTTCATTGGCGGTGATATACGCTTGAGTAATCTTCTCTGCGTCCACAGCGCCTCTTTGTTTTGCCACTTGGTTAAAGATAGCGGCTGAGTCTCGGACGTTTCTTGCGGCTTCTAACGCTCTGTAATACAAAACCCTGTTTACTCTAGGCTTCAAGCTTTTAACACCTGTCAAAGCCTCTGTGAATTCTTGTGCTGGATCTACAGCAAAGCCTTGTTTTGTAACACCAAGCCTAGCGTCTGTAGGAAGTACAGTCGCAACCGCTCTTGGAAAGTCTCTAAGTCGAATATTTAATCCAAGCACTGGGGAGTCAACGTCTGCTTCAATATCAACTGGCGATATACCCGGCATGATGCCATCTGCTAGGTGAGCGAAGCCTTTTGCATATTTAGTTCCAAGAGTGTCTGACTCGTTCCATACAGGTCTATTGAAAGATGTTCTGTTACGCGCAATGTCAGCAATCTTTTCGGTAACAATTGATTCGCTCATGAATGGTGAAAAGAATTCAGCACCACTGTCATACATTGCGTTAAACGCTATAGTGCTTAGCTCTTCTTCTTTTGTGATGCCATTGTTTACAGCGTTGTACACGGCACTGAATGGGCGTTTTAGATAATCGTAAGGATTGGTGTACGAGAAGTTGTAAAGATCAGTGATGTTGCCATCTTTGTCTGTGGCTATTGGTATAAGTGTGGAGTTACGATCCCAATCAGCGGCCATCGATCTCTTGTACGCCTGCACTTGTTCTTCGCTTGCGCCAGTAAGTTGTGTGCCTGCAATCGCCAGCGACTGAGGTATGGCTACGTTCACTGAGGTGAACCCCAGCAATCGCTTCATGCCAATCGCTCTGATCTCAGGCGAATCGCTTGCAAGCTCTTTGATACTGCGGCCAAGAATATTGCCGCCTGTTCTAATCATTTCCGCAGGGAACGCAACAAAGTTACCAAATGGCATTTGCCTTAACTGCTTGATGAACTCTGGAACACGCGAGTAGTTAGGCACTGTATCTTTTACTATCTCAGCAGCTTCGCGTTTTAACAAAGTTGCAAACTGATCATCCGTCAAATCTGCTTTTCTAACGACAGAACCAAACTCGGTAAAGTTTCTAGGATCAGAAACATTAATGACAGTGTTGGCGTCTTTAGAAAAAGCTTTCTGCAGTCGGCCCAACTCCATTTCAAAGCTGTATGTTTTCCATACATCATCAGATGCTTGATATAGCTTGGCTGCAAAACCATTTTGCTTGCCTTGTGCCCACTTAAATATGGCCTTTCCTTTCGCATTGTTATCGACAGCGTCGTTCAACAAAGACTCAAACTCGCCAACTTTGGCATTGGTGTTGATTACGCCGAGATCCACAAGCTCGTTGTAATACTTTTGTCTGTCAGCCAGCGTGGCTCCAGACTTACCGGGTGCAGTGAGCCTTTGGTTTAGATTGCTGAACACCGTTGAGAAAGAGTTAGCTAAAGACTTTGAGTTTCCTATGTTGCCATTTGCTAAAGCAAAGAAGCCTGCAGTCGTTGCGTTTCTTATTTGTGTGATTGGGCTGTATACCGTCTTGGCAATTTGAGACATGCCCTTCAAACCTAGAAAGGTTGAATACAAAGGAATGCCGCCTTTTGCTAAATCAAAAATCTCTGATCCATTCTCAAGCGCTTCTTTGTAATCATTACGCACATACTTGCCAGCAAGTGGGCCAAACCTACGCTTGGCGCTTTCGCTGATTTCTGACAACGGGTTGGATGATTCAGCACCTATCCGAGAATACTCTCCCAGCTGAGCGTTTGGAGGGAGTTGATTAAACAAAAACCTTCGATCACCAAGCGCGTCATTGTAGTCAACCAAGTTCTTGTAGTATCGAGCTTTGGCAATCTGTTTAGACAGCACATCAACAGTCTCAACCATCTTAGTGCGCAGCCCAATCTCTTGTTCGCCCACATCACGCGCTCTTATGCGTTCAGGTTTTGCTCGCATCATTACATCTTTAGCGCCTGTGTATTCGCCAAGGAAGTCTCTGACTGCAGGAAGGTTGTCTAGACGCCGACCTTTCAACATGCCTTGAGCAACACCCGTAAGAGTGGGTGTTTCAATAATATCTTTAGGAGCCATTTTGGCGTTGCTAAAATCACTCTGAAGCATGCCATTCAACACGCCTCGAGCGTCTGCTTCAGTCAACTTGTATGCGTCATCCAGCCCTTGGCTTGAATCCACTAATTCTTTGACGGCCCTGTTAGCTTGTTCAACAGTTGGCGTGTAGCTTGTGTCATTAAGAGCACGGTACAAACGCATGCCATAGAAAGTTTTGTTGTTTCCTATGGTTTCAATCAAATCTGCTTGCATCTCTGGAGTGAGTATCGGATCACGCAATATGTCTTGCACAGAGTCACTCAACCCATCTATCTGGCCTCGCAAATCTTCTGCGCCCTTGAACAAGCTCATGTCTTTGCGATTAGCAAACAAGCTCTTTGACGCATTCTTGGCGATGATGTCATCAATTTCTTTGAGTTCTTTAGCTGCATTGTTTCGTATCGTTTCACGATTCAACCCTGGTTTTGCCATGGATTGTTCAGCGAACAAGAAATCATTCAATGTGTTAAGAATCCTGCTCTTATCTTGATTGTTAAAGACCCCTTCGTTCTTGTTAACAAAGGTTAGAGCATTGTCTATCTTCTCAACTGCTTGTCGCGCTCCAGAACTATGAGCAGCAATCTCATGAATGCGCAAAGCATCGTATTGTTTGGTGAACCTATCAGGCATACCGCCTTGGAACTTCGCGTACTTAGTGAAGTTTTTCTTAAAGCGTTCTATGTTGCCGCGCACAAAACTTGGATCAGACAGATCTGGCTTTACACCAACGTCGTGAAACGGCGTGTTAGGATCTTTGATCGCTCTTGCCGCATCTCTTACAAAGTCAGTTCTACCAACTGCGCCAGCAGTTGCTCCTACTGCTTTTAATCCAAGAGTGGCTACCGCTGGTACACCGAGAATCAATGCCGCCCCCTCCGCACCAACTTTCAGTCTGTTTGACAGGTTCGCAGCAGCAAGTTCAGCGCCAGCTAAATCAGCTGTATCAATCCTTTGAGTAGGGCCACCTTCAAATAAATCGCCTAGGGTTTCTACATCAGGAGTAGTGGCTGCAATATCAGCGGCACCAAACGCGCCGACTTTACCTATCGATCCCAAACCCTTTGCTGCTTTTGCAGCGATACCGCCAGGGACGGCGAACTGAGCTATGAAGCGAGCCGCTTCACCGATTTCTGTAGACGTTTCTGGTTTGTACTTTGCAAAAAAGTTTCTAAGTTCTTGTGCGCTTTGTTCATCTCCAGAAAGCTCTGATGGTAGAGTCGCTACACCTTCTACAAAACTAACCAATCCAGCTGCAGCACCTCGACCAATGTCGCCAATTGCTGACACATCTTCTTCGCCCAACTGAGCGCCACGTTCTACAAGCGGGTTCTCTTGCAGATACTTTCTAGCTCTGGCTTTAGCTAAATCAACGTTATCTGTTTTTACGTTGATAGCTCGCCCATCAGGCAGGTTGACTTTGATCATTATTCAAGATCGACAGTAACTACTTCAGCATCTTGTGGCTCAGCTGGAGGAATTAAACCTTGATTCCTCAGCGCCATTCTCCGGGCTTCTTCGTATAAAACACTACGATCTGTGTTTGAAACATCATCCTTTTTAAGAGTGTTAAATAAAGTAAGAGTGTCTTCTTCAAGCTGTCTACGTCGATCACTTTCGGTATCTTTACTCAACAACAAATCAAAGATCTCATCATCGCTCTTGCCAGCAGCTTTTAAGAACTCGTAGTTCTGCATCAAGGCAGTTTCATCCTTGCCTTGTAGCTGGTCGTATTCAGCTTGGCCAAGCGTGAAGTCGGTGAAGAAGTTCCTGTCCACCACTCCGGGGCGTGACTCTGCAGCACGAGCAAGCGCGTAACGAGTTCTTGGGTCAGCCAAATAATCCATGGTCTTGCCAACTGCACCCGGATCACCTCCAATACCGTCCTTACCAAACAAGAACTTCATGATGCCAGTTGCTTCAGGCGCAGATGTGCCTGTTCCATCGTCTTTTTTGGCGTCTGTTGGAAGTTCTGGAAAACCTTCTTTTCTGGCTTTCTCTACTTCAGGCAAGCGAGCTTGAGCAGATTCAGTTAGCTCAACACGCTCGCCAGTGTCTGGGAATAAGGCATCCCCAATAGGCCCGAAGAATTCTGTGACGGCTTCATAAGCAGGTTTTCCTGCATCTATTAGACTTTTAACTGTTGGATCATTCATGGCCATATCTATGGCTTCTTGAATTTTGCCGCTTTCTATCAATTGATTGAGGGCATAAGCTCCAGCTGCAACTGGAGCACCAACTCTTATTGGGCTAGTGATTGGTTTCAACGCTCCGCTAACAACTTGCCCTGGAACAGACTGTCTAACTCTTTGAGTAATTGGTTTTTTAGCAGCCTTCTTAGCCGCCTCTGTAGCCGCCTCTGTAGCATCATCAGCAACCTTTGGCGTCACAGGCGGTTCAGGCGGTTTAGGCACTTTTCCTATGGGAGTTTCAATTAACTCCCCATCAGGTTTTTTAAGCACTAACCTTTGACCCTGCTCAACGGTTTCAGCTCCAGCTTCGCCAAGGACTTTGTCCGCCTTTTTAGCTTGATCAACTAACTGATCAGCTTGCCCTTTGCTTAACTGTCTTTTCACTCCTTCGCCGAGAGCTTCCAAACCTTTTGATCCGTAAGTTGTTACAAAATCAAATATTCCCTTAATAACCTCGCCCCCAAGTCTCATTTCTATTACGGGCAAAGAGGCTACACCGCCATTCGCATATCCTTGCGTCATGTCATAAACGCTGGGCATATTGATAACATCTTCAACGCTTACAGAAGAGCTTTCACTTGGCATTTGTTGGGCCATGGCTTCGGTATCTACGCTTCTGCCCATGACAGAATCCCGAATAAGATCACCTATGCCTCCACCCGCTTCAATAATCTCAGGGGCTTCAAGAATATTTCTTGGAGTTTGACTTGCTCCGTAAGTCGCTACAACAGGAGCCGCAGCTTGACGAACTACGCCTGCATTTTCTTTGTTAGATTTACCTAATCTTTCAACTTTTTTAATGGCATCAAAAAGTTTTTTACCCTTGTATCCCATTCTTGCTAATTGAGCAGCTATGGCCCCTGGAGCGGTTATACCCCCCGCCATCATGGCAGCAGAAGCTGTGGCAATTCCAACATCAATTGGATCATCTGGATCAACAACTAAAGCTTCAAACACCATCCTTCCAATGCTGTCTTCTTCAGCCTCCCCACCATCCTTGTACCCACGCACAGGCGCAACGCCTGCCATGATGCCCATGCCTTGGCGCTGTTGAGGCGTTTGAAACATTGGTCTGTTCATGATATCGCTGTACATCATGCCTCCTTGGTTCATGAGCGCGGGTGCCTGATTCATGGGAGGCATTATGCCTGGTGACTGATTCATGGGAGGCATTACGTCTGGTGCCTGATTCGTTGGTTGTAAAAATGAGGGTTGCGGCCCCCCTTCATTCTTCAACCCAAGCCCAGGCATACCCGGCTGTAATCTGCCCCCAAAAGTCTTACCCCCCTGCTGCCCACCAAAAGCTTGTCTTTCTGCTTGGCTGACTGCGCCTACAAATTGGCTAATTTTATTTTGTTGTTCTTGTTGCATCGGCCCTATGTATTTTTGGCCCAGATAGCCTTGGTAAAGTTCCAGAGGGTTTTGTTGCATGCCTTGCATTTGGTTTTGCAGTTGCATGAAGTTCCTTTGCATAGGCCCCATTTGTTGTGGGCCTTGGAAGCCTCTTTGTTGCATAGGCGAAATTGGTCGAGGCCCCATAGTCTGATCAAACCTTTGACTTTGATTACGAGAAGGCTGTCGAATTGAATTGGTAAAAGGCGAACCCATTTGTGCAAGCCCAACTATTCCACCTTGATTCATTCCCTCTGCCTCCGACAAAGCAATTGCTATAGCTTGCTTTGGATTTGTTACCTTTCTACCCGAACCGCCTGACTTGAGAGAGCCATCCTTAAACTCCCCCATCACCTTGCTGATCTTTCTCTGGCGTCTAGATCGCTTCACGGCTGCGGTTTACTCTTGAATAATCAACGCTGTAGTAACCATGGTCGCCCATGATGACTGCGCTTGGGTCAACTGCCTTGAGTTCTTGCGCAATCACACCTTCGGTTGGGTCATCAATACCCATGGCCTTAGCCGTGTCATTCCAATCCCATGTGTACCAGCCTACGCCGGGCTGAACGTCATCAACCTTCATTACGTTTTCTTTGAGGCGGATGTCTGAATACCCTAAAGCTTTTCCAGCACTCGCAAGAGTTCCTACTGCGCCTAGCGCTTGGGCACCAAAGCTACCCCTTGTCTGAGCCTGCCCTTGGTTTTGACCCATGCTGAACCCACTGGTGTACTGAGGCATGAACGGTGCTCCACCTTGCAACAATGCTTGGCCACGTTGGAGTCTCATGAACGGCTCATCCGCCATCTGAGTAGCAGCCTTGTACTGCGCATCAAGACCCGCTTGGTTTATTCCGCGACCTTGACCGCCAAGCTGATTAAGAGTGCTGATCTCTGTGCCTAGCATCTGCTGACCTGTTTGACCAAGGCCTGCAATACCTGATGCAGCTGCACGCTGTGCTCCAGTGCCTGCTCCATAAGCTTGCAATGCAGTGCCAAACTGACCTTGCGTAAGACCGCCTAGACCAGCTGCAGCACCTGCAGTTCGATCCATTTGTTGACCAAACACGTTGGCACCAAGCTGTTGGCCAGCCATTCCCATTTGACCTAAGTTTTGACCCACTCCTGCTTGACTTGCCAAAAGAGAACCAATCCCTTGTTGTCCAGAAAGACCAAGCTGACCGCCTTCAAGTGCGCCTCGTTGAGCAAGCTGCTCTGCGCTTATTCCCAATTGACCTGCTTGACCTGAGGCTTGTATTCCCGTGCCTGCGCCTGCTTGACCTAATGATCCAGTAAGTTGCGCGGCCTGCTGACGGCGTCCTTGCGCCTGCTCAAAGGCTTGTTGTGCTTGCTGTGCTGCTTGCTGGAAACCTTGTGATCTTAACTCAGCGCCTGTCTTGGCTTGTTGTTGCAATACATTGCGACCAATCTCTGCCTCTTGTATTGCGCCACGAGACCCGCCAAATGCGCCTGCTCGTATTTGTTGCGCTCTGGCGTCTTGCTTTTGTTTCTCGCCCAGCCTAGCAATCTCTGCTTGTTGAGCATCAATCACTTCTTGTGTGAAGGGGTCTTGGAACCTAGCAATGCCTGCAGGATCGAACTCTTCACCAGTGCCAACAAGCCCCGCAATACCCTGTTGAGCGGTCTCTCTACCCATCTGACCAGCAGAGCGTAAGTCTCGGCCAGCCATCTCAGTTTGTGCACGCGCTCTTTGTGCAGCTTCTTCGGCTCCACTTTGAGCTCCACCAATTTGCCCAGCTATTCCTTCTGCCGCACTGCCTATTCCTTCTGCAGATCGACGCATAATGTCTGCGGCTTCTTGGTCTACAAACTCTCTTCCCATTGATGGGTCATACTGGCCCAAGCTTTGCTCATACAAAGCACGCGCTCTTGGGTCTGCAAATAAACCAGCAGAGCGTGGATCAAACCCTTGGCCAGACCGTCTAAATAAATCTTGTGCTTCTGCCAGTTGGCCACCAAAACCACCTAAGCCTTGAGCCGCATTTCGCGCTTGTACTTCTAATGGCGAAAGGCCAGCGACTTGTTGTATTGGTATAGGTATGGGCTGACCCATAAGACCAAAGTCGCCTTGAGTAGGGTCTCCAAAGTAACTAGCAAGAATATTTCTTGTCGCCATCTCCATTGCTGGATCGGCATAGGTCTGCCCCGCTTGGGGCATAATTACGGGTATACTGGTATCTGTTACACCTGTACTAGCCATTATGCTTTCCTCATCGCTTGCTCGCCTGCCTTCTGTAAGGCATACATCATGCGAGCGCCCTCACGGCGTTGTTCTTCTTTAGATTTTCCAGCGCCGTTCATTCTTCCGACGCCGCGTACTGCTTTAGCATTCACAACAAACTCACCGTCGCTAAGCATTGCAGGAATGTCATCACTTGTCTCTGTGCCTGGGCCAGCTATTGGGCCGTTCATGCGGGGAAAAGCCTCTCCTCCATCTGCCAATATTTGCGGCATTAAAGCTTGACTTAAATTTTTAAGCTCGCTGCCTATATCAGCTTTTTTATCTTTTTCCAATAAAGCTATCAACTGCTCTCTAGTCATGTTGGCGTATGGGCTTTGTCTTTGCGAAGATGGTTTTGTATCTGCAGGCTTATCAGCAGGTGAAGGCGATGATGGATTCATACCAACTCCAGCGCCACCAACTCCACCCATATCAAGGTTCATCAATCCTCCAGCTGGGGTGCCGCCTAGTGTTTGACTGGGCGCAGCAAGAGTTCCGCCTTCATTCATATAAACGGGCAGACTCGCAATGCCGCCTTCTGCGGCCATCATAAGACTGTCACCACCTATGTAATCTTCAAAGTCTTGTATCTTAAAGATGCCATCGTTCAACATGTCACGATATTTAATAAAGTCCTCTATTTTTAATGCTTCTTCAAAATCTCTTTCATTTTGTGCAAAAAGAAGATCATCCATCATTCTTTGATTTTCTGCTCTAATCTCTCTGCCTCTAAAGGCTGGGCCTTCTATAGCCTCGTCAGATCTTTGAAAAGTATTCCCGCCCGTGGCTGGCATGGAAGGAGCAGGAGCTATGTTTGCTTGTGGATAAAAGTCAGTCGTAGTCCCTGGACGGTTCGCATATGCCATGCCAGGAAGGGCTTGATAAGCCAAAGACCTCCCGTATGGGCTTGGTGCACCGCCTAGAAAAGAAGTGCTGCCTTTTAATTCTGGCCTAAGATTTTGCAGCTGACTTGGAGCAAAACGGTCATAGCCGCCAGATTTTTTGAAATCTTGTAATGCGCCAGAAGTAACATCGCCAAGCTCTCTTTGCCTAGCAACAATTTCTTTTTCAGATTTCTTCATTCCCATATCAGTTACTCACCTGCTTAACACTTCCATCGCCGTCTGGCCTGTCTGAGCCTAGAGTTAGGATCTTTTGCTGCTTTTGGAAACTTCTTCATTTGCCCCGCAGAGCGTGCACAGAATGACTTTCTGCGCGCTGCACGCTTCCCTGTAGGCTTGCTCTCCGTCACAGCAGTCTGGAGTTTACTACCAGGATTGGCTTTGCGATACGCTTTTACACCAGCTTCTGTCATGCCAGCGCCTTGTTTTGTGGGGCGAAAGTTCTTTTTATTTCGCTTCGGCATGTTATCGGGGCGTCTTTTCTTGACAGCGCCTCCGTTTGAAAACTCTTCTGCGTATCGTCTGAACATCAGGAATACCTAGTTCGCTTGCGTCGATCCGACATTACAGCCCCACATCCACGGTGATTACGGCGAACTTCACCACCATTTGCTTTCTTTACAATGGTTTTTACGTTTGTTGGCTTGCCGCCTACACCTTGTGGCTTTGCACGCTTGCGCGTAACAGCGCTACGCCGTTCGCCCTCAGTCATAGAGGTTGCTCTTGACCTAGGCACACACTTTGGATACTTGCGCTTTGAACCTTTTACCTTGGCGCGGCCACACTTTTGAAACTTACCGCCCTTCTTCGGTGCCCCAATATCAACCCAATCACCTTTTGGGCCTTTGCCGAACCACTCTTTTAAACTCATGCGATTCTAGTTGGCTTGCGCTTGTTGGGCAGCATGCCACTAAATCCTCTTGGGTCTATTACGCGGGCGCGCTTAGCAGCAAATCCGCCTGCATTCATGTTTCTTGGCTTTGGCCCTTTGAAGTCTTTGCGCTTTACGCCAGATGGATCTTTAATCTTCCCTGCGCAGATCTTGCTCGCGTAAGCATTTGCATACGCAGAAGGGTATACCTTGAATTTACGCTTGGCTGCAGCCTTGCCTCGTGCACATAGTTTTGTCATGAACCTACACTCACCACGATTGCTCCTTCAGTTACAACTTGAACAGAACCAACCTGACCTTGTGCTTCTAATGAAAGATTGGCGCTAGTTAAAGTAATCCAATTATCGCCATCATACACTTGCAAAGCATTTATAGTCGTGTTCCAGATTAGATCACCAGCGTTGAATTTTAAAGTATCTCGTTTGTTTTCAGTAAATTGCGCGGTGGAGTCTGGATCAAAAGCATCCAAACTCAGTTCAAGCAAGCGCACTGTTCTGTTGAACGTGTTGCTATCAACAGCATCTCCATTGTTGATAAGAGGCAATCTGCCTCGTAGTAACTTGCTCATCTTCTACCGTTGGGCTGTATGTCAAGGCGAGTTCCACCCACCCTAAAGCCAACGCCTAGCTGTGAATCTGTGACTGCGTCATCATCAGACTCAAAGCGCACGGCAGCTTGGCGAGCACGCGCTCGAGTATCGACCTTGGTTGTTGAGCTTGTGATTGCGGTGGTTTGATCCGTGGTCAGTGTGCTGCCTGGGAAGTTGCGAGCCTTTACAACCACGTTAATGGTCTGGTTCTCACCTGAACCCGTGAACTTGATATCAGGTATACAGCGGCGTATGAACTGAAACTCTTCACCATCTCCTATATCAAAATCAGCAGATTCGATGAACACATTGGTCATGGGACTGCCGTCATCGTCGTTACCTGTTTCGTGTTGATACAAGTAATTAGTGGAGCTTGATTTGCCTGCAGCCCTTGGGAAAGAAACGATACCCTCATCAAGCCAAGCAGTCCTAGACAGCTGCCCAATGTTCCACGTTTGTTCTTGATAGTTGTACGCAACAAACCTATCAATGCTTGTTGAGGCAGCAGAACAGTAGAACCAGCCCACCTCATTGAACTGCTTGTTCAAGAAAGCAAACACTTGAAACGCTTGTCCCTCGTTAAAGTCATCAAAAACATATGACTTCACCGAACAAGGCAACGGTGTAACGCTGCCTCCATATGAATAGAAGCCTTTCTTGTCCATCCAAAACACACCAGAGGGTGTATTCACGGCACCATTTGGGCCAATCAAGCTGACGCCTTCGTTAATTAGGTTCAGACCAAAAGTCAAAGGTGGCCCAATAAACTGCAGGCTGTAGAGCGCAACATCTGTCCATATCAAGGTTTCTTGCCTAGCTCGCAACCCACCTATGATTTCGCTTCCTGCAGAGCACCTCAATGATCCAGCGGTGTTGGTGGACTTAGGCTCAAACTCAGTGGCATTTTCTTGGTCAGAGAAAGCAATTAACAATGGGTCAATCGAACCAGTTCTTGCTGTGCCTGCTGCATTAATAGGGTCAGCGCCAAGTACAAGAACGTGCCTATCGATGTCGGAGACTATGACCTGCAGCCCCTTTGTGGGCACTAGATTTGCCCCACTGATTCCTGACAAATCTACAGCCCTGGTGCTAAGACCATCTGTTTTGTCCCAATAATAGATGCTTCCTGCGCGAGGATTGGATATTAAGTCTTCACCAAAGTTATCCATTGACCATAAACGCAGTTGATTTGAATCTGTCAGTGTGGACGTTGATCCCCATGCACCAGATGACCATGCGCCTACACCCCAGCCTGTGCCGTCTACAAAAACATCTAGACCAGAGTTAATTTGATATGTCCCTACTGTGGAACTGCCTCCATTCCCGGTATCGCTGCCATTTGCGGTGACCTCTGAGCCACTCGTGTCTTTTGCTGTAATGGTAAATGTGCTTGTGCTCGGCACAGATGCGATTTGATATTCTTGGTTTAAAACTGCCGCAATAACATTACCACCCAAACTTGCTGCATCAGAAAAGGTAACGAAATCGCCTTCTGCTGCACCGTGACCTGTGTCGGTGACAGTTATGGTGCTTGATCCATTAGTAGCGGCAAAAGTCACATCTCCAGCAGCAGTGGTAGCCCGTATCGGCGTTATGTCGTTGTAACTTGCACCCTCTTGTATATACAGCTTAAATCGTGTGCCAAGGCCCAGTAGCTTTGTGCCGTCGAGGTCTACCCAACCATGAAGCTTGCGGCCAGTGCCTTCATATGAAGCTTGTATATATTTCTGCCAACCGCCTATCTTCTCTGGCAAGCCTTTGCGAAATCTAACCAAGTTGCCATCAAACCAACCGCCCTCTGCAGTGTAGTCGGTGCCTTCTTTGTTGATACCAGGGTTGAAGATAAACTTTTGTAATGGCATTACTGATACTCCCCAGTTCGTATCATCTCAGTGACTTCTACTGCACGATTGCCCACCTGCTGGCTCCAGCGGCTGTCCATAAACTCATCAGCAGCAATATCGAACTGCTCGCGGGACATGGCCTCAAGCGCCTTCACAAAACCACGCAGTCTTGTGAGGCCAAGGTTAAAAGAAATATCAATCATGGCATCTTGCCGTGCTTCATTAAGTGCGGCGAACCAAAAGTAACTATCTTCAAGTTCCTCTCGTACACGCTTTATATCGTTGTTGAGGAGATACTCAATCTCATCTTCAGACAAGCCCAGACCTGACTCGGCTATATTTCTGCCAACTGCAATGGTTTCGTAACCAGCGGAGCACAGGTAAACATGACTTCGCACGCCCTCGTGCCGTTTCAACATATCAATCAATTGATCTGACATTTACTTCTCCCTGCTAACTCTTCTAGTCTTCTCGTAGCTCCTCATAGCGCCCAAACCTAGCATCCCGGTCATAGTAGTCATCAGCAACGACGGATCTATCTCTGGAACTTCTACCCAGATCCCTGCAATCGGTGCTATCAGTACATGATATAGAAGTCCCAGACTACAGCACCAACCGATCGAGGGACGCCACCCGGCCACAAACAACGACTTGTGAGCAGCCTCAACCTTGTTGACCTCTAGCTGCCCCTTGGCTAACTCATTGGCATGGCGTTCTGCAAGAGTGCTCAACTCAAAGGCGATACGATTCTTTTCGTCTTTGTCCTCAATTACTTTATCTAGTAGCTGAGTAGCTGGGCCTATGATTGATCCAAGTATGCTCATCGTTTTGCCATGTACGCTGTAGCGCCAAAGTATAGCCCCACAATGCTTGCCTGACTAAGAAATAGCATGTCGCTTAAAGAAGCCATAGTGGACAAACGGGACTCAGGGATAAAAGGCATAAGTGGTAGAAGAGCGTAAACCACCATACTACTAAGAGACACCCAAGCCATTCGGCGTTGACTATCTGCTTTCTCTTCACGCAATTCGATCTCAACAAGCTCTTGATTTCTTGCAAGTTCTTCATCAGTGACCACTCCATCTCCGTCGAGGTCGTACTGAGCATACCGTGATTTTGGCTCAAGTCTCTTTGCGTTCATAGCGCTCTTCCTTTAGCTTTTCTACTTCGTCTTGTAGCTTCTCCACAACTTCTTCTAGCAATTCAATCTTCAAATCTTGCCTACTGTCTGCTGGTAATGAACCTAGTTCGCCACGAGGCCACTTAACTCTGAACTCCGAGTTAGCTTTTACCTCAACTTCTTGCAGATCCATGTCATGTTCTAGAAAAGTAACCCGCTCTATAGTTCCAAAATACGCCCATGCTGCAATAGCAGTAGCTGCTAGCAACGAAATTAAATTAGCAAGAGGTATGCGAATAGCTGTGTTTTCGCTGATGTCCAACCCGTTCTTGTTGGTTTTTGCGTTCATACTAACTTCCGCCTCAATCCTCTGACTTCTTAGGGTCTCTGAATAGTATCTTAGTACCTGCATCCGCGACATTAATCTGACGAACACGGCAATATGATTCAAAGAACCTGTTTCTGCCCCCGTTTTGAACGCCTACCGATTGATTATTAAGCGCATCTGAGTATTCAAGGCACGACGTAAGCTCTTGAAAGTAAAACTCTTCTCCTGTTGGCTGGCCCCTTTCAACCAATATCAGCACAAAAATCATCATGGTCATGCGCTTATGTCCAATAGGCTTTGCCCAGATACCTTCAAAGTTGTCGTAAGCACTTCACCACTACGGTACTCGTAGACAAACTCGCTGTACTTTGTTGTTGCCGCTACTTTTGTGGTTCGCACGTTAGATACTTGGTTTATGCGATAGCTGTCATGGATTTTGTTGTCTACAACAGTTGGCA